GGTGGCTGTGTGCACCAACCTGACGGACGGGACCACTTCGAGGTAAACCTTCGCCTGCCCGCCGCCGAACGACACCGGCGCTTTCTTATAAACGAGGCATGTCGTCACGCCAACAGGTAAAACCACCACAACCCCTTAGAGGATGTAAGGGACACCATCAGTGTCCGCTTCGAGAGTCAGACCGGACGCCCCGACCTGGAAAAACGGTTCCCCGTCAATGTCGATCCCAATGTTGTATGGGGTAGACACAGCCGCGACCTGCCTAGACAGCCCTTGCAGTAGGTCGTCTACCCGTTGCGCGTTGTCCGCGATGTGGTTGTCGCCGCCGCGGACTGGTTCGTTGCCGTCCGGTTTCTTGAACCCCAGCGGGGTCGTTGTCACAGCCACTGGGGCCTCCTACTGCTTGGGGGTGTTAGCGGCCGCCAGAGTGCCCGCAGGGGTGCCAAGAATCGTCGCGCCAAGCCCAAGCCACACAGCGATCTCTTCGGCCGTGAGCCAGCCGTACAGCAGTGCTACGGGGCCGGCCGAAGCCAGCACCTTGTACGCGTAGTTGCGGATCTTCGGGTCGTGGATCCAACGGTTCGGGGTTTCCGTTGCGCGATGGTCGGCCATCTACTTCTCCATCCTCTTAGCCGCGTCATCATTCACGGCCTTAGCGATGGCCTCGTAATCGATGGTCACGCCCTGCGCCACAGAGAGTTGCTTCACCAACTCCCGGAGCGCTACCACCTCGGGTAGGATCCATTCAGAAGTCGTCTCAACCACCCGGTTATTGTTGTGACGGTACTCGGCCAGGAACGCGCCCAGGTTGATCTGACCGCCCGTCTTTTCCGCGTCCACCTTGAAATCCAGGATCGCCTTTGTGGTGTCGCCGGGCAGTTCCGTCTTCGTGCGGTGGAACGCATGATTGATCGCGTCCACAATGATCTGTACCTCTTGTGCAGACAATTCGTCCCCCTCGGGTGTCAGCGGTTTGATGGTTTCACTCGCATAGGACAGCGAGCCGGTGTTGATATCTTCGGGCCATTCCGTCAGATAGATATCCGGGTTGACCCTGCCCAGCAGGGGAGAGTTCAGCACGTACCCGGGCGGGATCGCCTCAACATGCAGGTGCGCGCCCGTGGTTGCCGTGCCCGTGTTGCCGGACAGGCCGATGACCTGCCCCTTACGCACACGGTCCCCACGCTTCACCGTGAAGCTGTGCAGGTGGCCATACACGAAAGACGGCTCAGCGTCTCCACAGTTCAGGACAAGGATGTTGCCGCCCATCCTGAGCAGCCACAACAGATTGTCGTGGTAGGTGTCGTCAAACTCGCCCGCCCACTCCACCACACCGTCACCCGCTGCGTGAACCGGCGTGCCAATAGGTGCCGCCTCGTCATTCCCCGAGTGCGGCCCGTAAACAGTGGCGTTATCCCCGAAGTTCTGCGACCGCCACGACACACCCCGCTTGAAAGGTTTGCAATACCCCATCAAGACCCACCCCTAGTCGTCGTAGTTGGGTCAACAGCCGGTGGCGCAGCGTTAGCAGCCCGCCAATACCGGAGCTGCTTACTGATGATCGTGTAGCCGTTCCAGCCAATTGCCAGGGCGACGAGCCCTAGCATCGTGTCCTTCACCCAGTCAGGCTGCGGACCAACGAGCCTTTGCACCATGAAGAACCCGGCCAGTAGGGCCAGCGCCGAAAACAGGATGAAGTACGCCTTGCCTGCACGGGTCGTCCACCACGGGGCCACAATGCTATACGCGCCCAAGGTGAACACGGTAAGCACGAAAATCACGAAGATCAGGATGCCGGTCATTGCTTACTCCAGTTGAGGTTTTCGAGCGACTGCCCAAAGTGGTTACGTTGACGGATCTGCCGCAGCGTCTCCGCAAGAGTGACAGCCTCGGCGTGCACATTGTTAGCGCTTTCCAACTGCCGATCCGCGTACTCTGACGCCTGCAACGCCTCCACCAGTTCAGGTGTCGGCTGGCGCTTCTTCCAACGGCCCCATATCACTTGTCCACCCCCGCTTTTTCCTGGATGGTGTTCATGACCTTCTCGACCGTTTTACCCACACCCTCCGCAAGGACATGGATCGTCTCCGCCTGCTTGTCAATGGTCGCTTGTTTCTTCTCGGCAGCGTCCCGCCAGTATTTGACGGTTTCCTGCTCGGCGCGGACCCTGCCAATGGGTACGATCCGTTCGAAATACAGCAGCAACACCAGCAGGATGTACAACCCTGCTGGTGTCAGCGTCTCGATACTCGGTAATGGGAACCCGTCTACCGTCATTAGACCGCGCTCGTCTGGTATGTCATGGCTATCTCCATGTAGTTGCCGATAGCTCCCGTGAGTCCTGCTTCACCAGGGGTTTTCACGGGGGTTCCACCAACCCACACTGAAGCGGTCGTTGAGTTCGACGCGAACACCACAAGGGAACTAATGATGCCGCCAGCCGTCACATGGAACCCTGTACCGAGAGTGACGTTCTCAACACCCGCGATGGGGTAGCCGGCGGGAAGCGGGCAGAACACGGCGCCGGTCCCCATCGCCCCCGCGTCGGACAGTGCCGAGTCGCCGAACTTGGCTTTAGCCCTGACCGTGACCTGATCCCCGCGGACCCAGTACGTTCCGGTCAGCGAGCCACCAGACCCGAAGTCTGCGACACCGGACCAGATCGGGGTGTACGCGATGCCGCGTTCCGAAACCCAGCCGGAACCGTCCCAGTATTCGAGGGTTCCGCGGAAGTCCAGCCGCCGCACCGTCATGCCCACGAACTTGTCCGTCAGCGCGTCACGCTGGGCTTGTGTCGTGACGGGGATGATGACGTTTGATGTGAGCCCAAGGTTAGCGAGGTCGTCCGTGAGGTTATACGGGTCCGAGTTCGTGGGAACCTCTACACCGTTTTGAAGAATCTGCATTACACTGTCCAATCCAGGATGAGTTTTCCGGCTTCGGGGTCGTCTAGTCGGGAGATGAAACCTGCGTAAGGGTCGCCCGCAATGCTGATCCCGCCACCTGCCGCGAGTGCGGGGAAGAACGACGTGGGGAGGTCCACGTAGCCGCCCTGCCAACCAGCCGGGATGCTGATGTCATGCGGGCCTGTCACCCTTGCCACATCACCGGCCGGACGTGAACCCGACGTGTGGGCGTAGAAGTGAATCATCGCCGCGGCGTTGTTCGAGCCGACAGCCAGGCGTGCGGGGACTTTAAACTGGATCCTCGTCGCCGTCTTACCAGCAAGCTCGGGACGGGCCGCACCGTAAAACCAAGAACCCGTGAGCGTGTAACCGCCCCAGGAGCCGGTGTATACGTCCTCGCCGCCGTTCGTGGACCCAGCCCAGCGCCCCCAGCCGCCTACGCCCCACGTGTCGGAAGCGGTCGCGGTGAGGACCGTTGACCCGTTACCAGCCGTCGGCGGTGGTGGGGGCGCAGTGGCCGGCGGGGGAGGCGCTGCAATCGCACCAATCCGGCCTAGAATCGTCGGCTTGTCCGCGTCCCACGCAAGATAAACCGGGTCGCCAGGGTTGTACTCGCCTATGAACTGATCCGTCCTGTACGTGACCCCGTCCTCGCCCACGAAAACTATCTCCGTCGCCGGCCCGCCTGGGATAACCTCCGACGCGGTCCCGGTCCCCGGCTTGGGCTGGTCAACGTACGCGCACATCACGAGCGCCGTTGACTGCCCTTGCCCGTCGTTCGTGATGTCAACCACGATAGGCAACCCCTGCTGCGGCCGTACCTCGGCGTTCCAACGCGCCGTCAACAGCGAGTCGCCGATCTTCGCGTACCAGAGCCCGCCCGCATAATGCGCGACCCCATACGTCCGCCGCGTACTACCCCCAGGGATCGCCGCCATAGTGTGTTTCAAACCAGCCACACGGGCCTCCTAGGGCATAGAAAAACCCCGCACCGCCCGGTACGGGGTCAAGCAAACAACAGGTGCTTAGGCGGGCAACTCGTCCCATTCAAGGGCCGGCAGGCTGCCCCAGTTGCCGGGCATCCGATCCCACGTAAGTTCGGGCATCTCGCCCGTCAGGTTCACAGCCCAGTCAGTACGACCAAGCGCCGCCGAAACATCAGCGTAGGAACACGAAACCGTCAACGACGTACCACCCGGCACCGTCGAACCAGACCGGCGGATCGAACTAATCGCCCCAGGGAAATACGC